ATAATCCTACCCAAATTGCCACTCTAACGGGTTTTAAGAGGGCAGAAGTCTTGCAGTATATAGACGAGTGGAAAGAGGTCGTTAGAAGCGATTCTGGGGCTCGTGACAGGGCTAAAGAGGCAGTCTCTGGCGCCGATCAACACTACGCTATGCTTATAAAAGAGGCATGGAAAACTGTAGAGGACGCAGACCAAGCTGGACAATTAAATGTTAAGGCAACGGCATTAAAACTGATAGCTGATATCGAGGGCAAAAGAATTGGAATGCTTCAGGAAGTAGGGTTGCTAGATAATGCAGAGCTTGCTACTCAAATAGCAGAAACAGAAAAAAAGCAAGAAATTTTAGTTGGAATATTAAAGGATGTAACCGCTAGCTGTCCAAAGTGCAAGATGGAAGTTGCGAAAAGACTCTCGCAAATAACAGGAGTTGTGGAGCCTATTGTAATAAATCAAGAGGAATCTAGTGGATCTTAATTTTAATGATTTAATAGACATATTAGATGGAGAAGAATTTGATGAAAGACCAGTCGACTTACGAACATTCGTTACCAGTCCAGAGTACCTCGGACTTCCCCCACTATCGGAGCACCAGTATACACTCATTGAGAAGAGCAGCCAGATCTACAAAGAATCAACACTCATCAAGTTATTCGGAGAAGACGAAGGAAGAAGAAGATTCAAGCAAACCTGCAATGAAGTAATTGCTCAATTAGGAAAGGGAAGTGGTAAGGACTATTGTTCTACCATATCAGTTTCTTATATAGTGTATCTACTGTTATGCCTTAAAGATCCTGCAACATATTATGGAAAGCCTCCAGGAGATACCATAGATATAATTAATATTGCTATTAACGCACAACAAGCAAATAATGTTTTCTTTAAAGGATTTAAGACTAGAGTAGAGAGATCCCCTTGGTTTGCAGGAAAGTATGATCCAAAAGCTTCAGAAATTAGATTTAATAAAAATGTAAATGTTTATTCTGGACACTCAGAAAGAGAAGCCTTTGAAGGTTATAACGTAATTGCTGTTATCCTAGATGAGATTTCAGGGTTTGCTACAGAAAATACAACAGGGCATGACCAGGCAAAAACAGCAGATGCAATATACGACATGTATCGTGGATCAGTAGTTTCTCGTTTTCCAGATTATGGCAAAGTTATTCTTTTATCTTTTCCCAGATTTAAAAATGACCCAATTCAAAAATTTTACGATTCAGTTATAGCAGAAAAAGAAACTTTAATAATGACTAAAACTCTAAAGATGGATGAGGATCTACCAGATGGAACAGATGGTAATGAGGTCGTTGTTGAATGGGAAGAAGATCATATTGTTTCGTACACAATACCAAAAGTTTTTGCGTTAAAAAGACCTACATGGGAGATAAACCCTACTAAAAAAATAGAAGACTTCAAGGTGGAGTTTTACAAAAATATGCCAGACGCACTTTCACGGTTTGCTTGTATGCCACCAGAGGCAGTTGATGCTTTCTTTAAGTCTAGAGAAAAAATAGAAAAAGCTTTCAGCAACCTATCTTTAGCTATAGACGGATTTGGAAGACTTCAAGATTGGTTTGCGCCAGATCCAGACAAAGAGTATTTCATACACGTAGACCTTGCACAAAAACATGACCATTGTGCAGTTTCCTTAGCACATGTTCAGAAATGGGTTAACGTGAAGGTTACAGACACATACTCTCAGCCAGCACCAATAGTAGAGATAGATGCAGTTAGGTACTGGACTCCAACTCCAGATAAATCTGTAGACTTTACTGAAGTTAAAGATTACATATTAGCATTAAGGACAAGAGGGTTCAATATTAGGCTTTGCACATTTGATAGATGGAATTCTCATGACATGATGCAACAGTTAAAACAATACGGAATTAATACTGAAACATTGTCTGTTGGTAAAAAACATTATGACGATATGGCTATGGTTGTTTTAGAAGAAAGACTAAATGGACCTCATATTAAATTGTTAATTGATGAATTGTTACAATTAAAAATAATGAGGGACAAAGTAGATCACCCAAGGAAAGGGTCTAAAGATTTAGCTGACGCTGTTTGTGGGTCAATATATAATGCCATAAGTATGAGTAAAAATGATATACTAAAAGAAGTAGAAATTCATACCTATGACTCTATAAAGTATAACAAGGAGCCAGAAGAAGAAATCAGAATGAATATGATTCGTGCGCCAAGAATGCCTCAAGATTTAAGAGACACTCTAGACACAATAGAAAGAATGCAAATATTATGAGTACATACCAAGATAGAGCTAAAGAATGTAAATGCTGTGGTAAGCATGTGCCTCTTCCAGTTAGGTTAAAAGAATATAATGGAATAAAAGTATGTCCCACTACATTTGATAACATAATTGAATATAAAAGAATATGGATTGAAAGTGGTTCAAGGCCTCCAGGAAGCATAAGAAAACACTTTTCGGAATATGTTCAGTCTATAGTAGAAAATACTATTGACAAAAAGCAAGACACAAATATATAATTACCAGCTAGGCACCAGTAGCTTAGTTGGTTAGAGCCCCCGACTCATAATCGGGTAGTCGTAGGTTCAAGTCCTACCTGGTGCACAAGGGAGATAGTATGGATGACGAAGAAGCTTTAAGACAAATTCAGTATTATATTGATATCGGTGCAATCAGGCTTGCTGGATACAACGAAGATGGCGAGGCTATTTTTGAGTTAAATGAAAAAGTTACAAAAGAACTTGCTCCAGATTTATGGGAGGCTCATTTAGAGTATGTAGATAGTACTTTAATTGATTTGTATCAAGATGGTTTGTTAAATGTAGAGTATGATGAAAACTTAGAAGCAACTATGCACTTTACCAATGAAGGATATAAAATTGCAAAAGAAAAGGGTGTAATTCCGTTAAACGGTATTGACGATTACGATATAAATTAGATATAATTTGTATGCCCTTGTAGCTCAGTGGATAGAGCGAGACTCTTCTAAGGTCTGCGTCGGAGGTTCAATTCCTTTCAGGGGCGCTTAGTGGACCATAGCTCAGTCGGCAGAGCGCAGAGCTGTTAACTCTGATGTCCCAGGTTCGAGCCCTGGTGGTCCAGCGGGAATAATCCCATCTTATATATAGGAGAAAAATGAAAACAGTAGGAAATAAATTAAGTCCATTTAGAATTGTTGGCGTAAAGCCAGGAAGACTAGATGCTTCTGATGATGTTTTTGAAGTATTAAGCGAAAAGTCATTTCCAGGACAATGGAAGGTAGTTGTTTTTTATCCAAAAGATTTCACCTTTGTTTGTCCAACAGAAATTGTTGCATATGATAAGTTAGTTAATGACTTTAAAGATCGTGATGCTGTTCTTTTAACAGGTTCAACAGATAATGAATTCTGTAAGATTGCGGATCAAATTCGTGATTGGGCATATTCAGAATCTGATGATGAGTCATATACTGGTTTAGCAAATCAGCTTGGAATTCTTACAGATGACGGAGTTGCTCTTCGTGCAACATTTATAATTGATCCAGAAAATGTTATTCAGCATGTTACAGTAAACAATCTCAATGTTGGAAGAAGCCCAGAAGAGACATTGCGTATTCTTGATGCTCTTCAAACAGGGGAGCTTTGTGCATGCAACAGAAGTCTTGGTGGGGAAACTCTATAATGTGGGTTGAACAGCTGAAGGAATCTTTACCAGAATACGCTAAAGATATTAAATTAAACCTTGACGCTGTCATTAATCGTAGTGCGGTTGATCCAGAGCTAGCCACCCACCTAGCTTTGGCAGCCTCATTTGCTACTGGAAATGGCAAGCTTATTGCATTTATTGCCGCCTCTTCTACAAACGAGGTAGAAAAAAATGCAGCAATGACTGCTGGCGCCCTTATGGCTCAAAATAATGTATGGTATCCATATATTGAAATGGCAGATGATCCTAATTTAACAGGATTGCCTGCACAATTGAGAATGAATGCTATCGCATCGCATGGAGGCACAACGAAAGCTAATTTTGAAGCCTATTCATTGGCTTCATCAATTATTGGTAAATGTCATTTCTGTGTTAAGGCACACTATGATACATTGAAGCAAGAAGGGTTTAGCGTTGAGCAACTAAGAGATATTGGTAGAATTGCTGCAACTGTTAATGCCTTGGCTAAGATACTAAATTCTTAGTCGGATCGCCTCCCTAGCTCAGTGGTAGAGCATCCGCCTTGTAAGCGGAAGGTCGTCAGTTCAATCCTGACGGGGGGCTCGCCAAGTCCCTATAGCTCAGTTGGTAGAGCAACAGACTTTTAATCTGTGGGTCGTAGGATCGATACCTACTGGGGACACGCCCTTATAGCCCAGCGGTAGAGGCATACGACTTAAAATCGTAAAAGCGTTGGTTCGAATCCAACTTGGGGCACAGAAGGAGAATTATGATAAAAGATACTAATACTAGAAGCATATGCTTTGATGATGTACTGCTTGTCCCTAAAAAGTCAAGCATACCTTCAAGATCTTCCATATCAATTGAGTCTGAAATTGGAAACCCAAACCAACCTAAATCTGTTTTAAAATTACGTTCTCCATTTTTTATGGCTCCTATGGAGTTTATATCTAGCCCATTAATGATAAGTAAGCTGGTAAAATTTGGAGGCATAGGATTTATTCCTAGGCTTACACCCTTAGATGACAGGATGTTAAGATTAAAAAAAACAATTGAGGTTAGCGAAGGTCCAACCAACATAGGATTCTGTATATCTTCTTATGAGGTAGATAATGTCAACCTTATAGACAATTTAAACAAAAGTGGAGTAAAGATACTACTTGTAGATACTGCCCTTGGTCACTTAGATTTAGTTACTGAATCAATTAAAAAATTAAGAAAAAATGTTTCAGAAGATACTCATATAATGTGTGGAAATATTTCTTCATATGAAGCTTATGAGTCGTTAATGAATGCTGGGGCTGATTCTGTTAGGGTTGGAATCGGTGGCGGAGCAGCTTGTTTAACTAGAATAGTTACTGGTTTTGGAGTCCCAACTCTTTCATCTATAATGGATATATAAGATAATG